ATGATCAACATCTATATGTCCACCTAAAAAAGTCGGAAGTTGTTCTTCTTCAATCTGTCTCATCTGCTCTTGGTGCAGTTTTGCTTTGATATCGACGTTCGTAAGTTCAGCAAAGAATTGCTGGTTTGTCATCCATGAGAATAATACCAAAGTCATAACGAGATCGTCGTGTGATCCTTCTTCAGCTTCGTAACTCGATCCTCTTGCAATAAATGTTGAGAGTTCTGAGATGGTTTCGAAATCTTGAACTATAAGTTTTTGTCCTTCGATTAAATTTTTAAGCAAAGAACATCCTAATCGCTTAACGGATTTTGTGGTGCGTATGCCTCGATAAGATTTATTCCCATAACCCCATGTAAGAGCAATCTTACCCTTTAGGTCAACGGTTGAAAGGATGTTTTCATACTCGTAATCTTCGAATAAAGAATCCACAATCTGCTGACCATTATCGTTTATTTCAACAAGAACGTAGGCTTGATTATAATAGTCAGCAACTCTTTTAATTATAGACGGATATACCAAAGGACTTATGTTATTATCTTTATAGGTACAAACCTGTCGATATGGAAGAGAGGTTACATCAATCACACTAAATGCCGAATAGTCCAAACCTTTTCCGCGAGATGTATCGACGACTACTGCGTAAGTGTGTTCTGGTATTGGTGCTTGATATACCTTAATTCCATTTTCGGATAGATGCATCGGTTTGACGAAAGCAAGTGATTTGAGCGCAGCTGCAGAAAGTAAAGTTCCCGCAGAACCCATAAACTCACATTCCATTTCCTGAAGAAACTTTTGTTCTCCAAGAACGCGACGCTGTTCGTCTGCCCATTGTTGACTCCTTCCTGGCACTTGACGCCAGTTAGCCTCAACATGCGTGAATCCGTTTAATCCTTCTACTGCTTCAGTCCACATTTTATAAAAGTGATTCATTCCATTTGGTGTTGACGACATAAGAATCTTAGATGTTTCACCAGAAGAAATCGTTGGATAAACAGATGTAAAAAAGTCTTCAGCAATGTTGCTTGGTACGAACGCAAACTCGTCAAGATATAAAAGCGAGATAGAGAAACCACGGATCGCACTTGATGCAGTAGAGTTAGCAAGCACACGGCATCCGTTTTCTAATTCAATGTCACCCTTGTTCCATACCTTAACGCCCTGTTGAATCCACATTGGCAATGCTTCGTATGCCAATTTAATTCGAGCAAGAATTTCTCTAGAGGTGCTGGCTTTGTTTGCAAGAATCGCGACTGTTTTGTCTTGATTGAAAAGAATATACCATAGAATGTAACCAACAATGATCGTGGTCTTACCAACCTGACGACCAGCCTTTACGATTACACGACGATTATTATTAATGTCGTTGACAACTTCTTTTTGAAACGGATATAATGAGATCTGCACAAAACCTTTGTCAAGCGTGATAATCTTAACATAGTTTTCGATAAAATATTCTGGATGCTCTGAGCATTTGATAAACTCACGGATTTGATCTTCCGTGAGACTCATTTGCATATTCACTCGCTTTAACTTGGGATTACCAAGATAATGTTTGAGTTTAGCTGTTATTTGATTCATTCTTTAGTTGCTTCAATAGTTCAGCAGTGCTTCCTACGAATACTGCTTTGTCAACATTAATATTAGTTGGTGCTGCTTGTTCGTGTTTAGGTTGCAATTCTTTTTGTTGCTTTTGAAGAATCATAAGTTTCTCTGTGACGTCAGAGAGATTTTTAATCATGTTGGCAGCAACTTCATATGCGCGTGGATGCTGTGATTCTTTTGCAACTTCTAAAATGCCGTCAAGTGCTTCGTTACCTTTCTCAATTAGATTATAATAGTTTGCGCGAGAATAATCCGCGTCTGGATTTTCAGCATTATCTTGATGAATTGTAATTGGTTTATCACTGTTATCTTTTACAACAGGGATATAATCAGTGTTCAGAATATCTGCCAATTTTGAATCAGTTTCACTCATAAGCCATATGTTGATTTAGTTGCATTGTAATTTTGTAATATTTCAGAGGCAGTCAATGTTCTATTATAGATGAACACTTGACTTAAATCCCCATAATACTGATAACTTCCACCAGAATACGCGCTCAATCCAAACCAAACTTCTTGCGAATTTGTGATAGAAGATAAGGTTGTGTTTGTATTGTTTACTTCAATTCCATTTACATATAATCGTAACTTAGATGCATCTCTTGTAAACATAACATAATACCAAGATCCATCATTATAAGTGTTCAATTGACTAGAAATAGAATTACTTGATCCACCTGATTTTGCAATATCACCAATAATTAACCCACCATTCATCCATATGCGATAATTCCATGGCCAACCTGCAGCAGTTTCTTTTGAGATAATCATCTTAATGCCAGCAGAACTAGTGCAGAACCATGCACCAACAGAAAAATCTTCTGATGCTAAACTTTGATTAGTATCAATGTAATCAGTAAAATCAAATGTGAAGTGTGTGCTATTAAATGTTGGTGAGCCTTGTAATGTTGTTGCATATCCATTTGGACTCAAATCTGTCCAAGTTGTTCCAGAACCAGGATAACTTGTAGAATCAGCAGCATTGAGATAAAGTTGAAGATTAGTGCGCACAATATCAAGCACACCAACTTTTCTTCTACCAAATTTAAATGAACCGCTAAATGAACCCAACATTTAAATACCCATTGTAGCTGGATTGTAGAAAGTTTTTCCAGTTGTATCTGTTGTTTTGCTTATAGTTGCTGTGGAGAAACTAAACGTACACACATCACCACCACCTCTTTCACCAAATTGAACTCGAATTGGATAATATACACCAGCACTCAATGCAATGCTTCCACTCATTTCAACAACACCATGCAACCCACCATTATTTACGGTTGCATTTCCTGTTGTAAATCCAGAAATAGCATTTGCGCCAATCCACATATATGACGCATCATCGCTACTCAAATAAAATGTATATGTTTCACTTGTTGTTGGTCTAAAATATCCCAACCATTGATAACTGAAATCACTTCCATCATCACTTCCTGGTTCAGATATTGAACCAACTTGAATTGTAGTAGAAGATACTGTTTGCGAGGCGAACCATGAAACGTCGTCAGCAAAATAGCCGCCGTTATATCTTCTTGCTACAACTCCAGCAAGGTAGGAAATCCCTTTCCTACCAAATGCTCTGGACCCACTGAATGAACTAAACATTATCCAAAAATTTGTCCAAGCGAACAGTCATGCGTAACAGTACCAGTTGCAGCAGACAATGCATTGGTTGCCTCAATTACATTTTTGACATTCAATACATTTGTTGACACGCTAGTGAAGACTACAGGATCAGCAATGTTTAGTGATTGGTCATAAGTGCTTGGACCCTGTGGACCCTGTGGACCTTGAGGACCCTGTGGACCAACTACGCCTTGTGGACCTTGCGGACCAACTACACCTTGTGGACCTTGTGGACCTGCAACTCCTTGAGGACCTTGTGGACCCTGCGGACCTTGTGGACCACCAGAAGGACCAGAAGGACCAGATGGACCTGTTGGACCCGCCTCACCCTTATCACCAGTACGAGCAAATGTAATCAAGACATCTTCAGAGGCACTGAATGCTGCAGCACTACCAGAAACATAAGAGCAGTTCACTTCGAAGTAACCTGTCTTATCTGTTAGACTGTTTACAACATTGTTGCCAAGAAGTTGAAGATATTTGTACCGCTATCGTCAAGATAGTCAATCCACAATTTATTTGCAGCAGTGACAGTGCCATTGTTCAACTTCAATTTGCCTTGTCCTGGATCACTATCAGTAGTGTTAGAATCAAAGGTAAAGTCAAACGTTGCGCCACCAAAGCCACCAGTTGCACCAGTTGGTCCTTGTGGACCCTGTGGTCCTTGTGGACCTGTGTCACCAGTTACGCCTTGTGGACCTTGAGGACCTGTGTCACCAGTTACGCCTTGAGGACCTTGAGGACCTTGTGGTCCTTGTGGACCCTGCGGACCTTGCGGACCAACAACACCTTGAGGACCTTCTGGACCTTGTGGTCCTTGTGGACCCTGCGGACCGACAACACCCTGTGGACCTTGTGGACCCTCTGGACCTTGCGGACCTTGTGGACCTTGTGGACCAACAGCACCTGTATCGCCTTTATCGCCAGTGCGAGCAAAAGTGATTACAATATCTTCAGCATCACTGAAACTGCTTGCGCTGCCTGAAACATAAGCACAATCAACTTCGAAGTATCCAGTGCGATCTGTCAATCCACTAATTGTGAAGAGAGCAAAATCAGCTGAATTTGATTTATTGCTAATACGGAAGTGACCCTTAATCGTTGATGTTGAGTCATCGATGGTCGTCAAGAAGTTTTGAATTTGTGTTCCGTTGTCATCCAAATAATCAATCCACATCTTATTTGCAGATGTGATTGTTGTATTATTCAAACGCAACTTACCAGTGCCTGGATCACCCTGGAAGTCATTTGCACTAAACGTATAGTCAAATGTTGCACCACCAAAGTTACCTGTTGCACCAGTTGGACCTTGTGGTCCTTGCGGTCCTTGTGGACCAACAACACCTTGAGGACCCTGTGGACCTTGTGGACC